GTAATCAAATGCTTGAAGTTAACACAAACCTTAGAGATTCTTTTTCTCCTTCTGAGGTGGGCTTGACAGGCTTAATAGGAGGTGCTGCAGGAGGTGTTTTAGGTTTAGGTGGAGCTTCTGCTCTTATAGGACTTCGTAACTCTAAATCAATACAAAGAGTTAGAGAACGCATGGAAGCTAAAAAAGAACCTAAAGATGTCGATCCTGAATCTAGAAGTGAAACTGCTAAAGAGTGGAATAAAATTCAAGAGTCTATAAGAAACATTGCTGTAGTTCCTAAAACTATATCCGAGGGAGGAACTAAGTTTGTAAATTACTTAACAGGTAAAGCTACTGCTCCTTTAGTTAAGTATGTTAAAAACTCAGAAAGACTAGGAGAATTTTTAAAAGCAATTAGATATGATGCTCTTAGAGATTTCAGTGGTGAGGTTGCTGAAAAAGCACAAATATCTTTTGGTTTAGCACTTGGAACAAGAACCGCAAAATACAGACAAACATTACAAAAAATATTTGCTGATCACAACATTGAAAGAACTGGTTGGACAAACCATGTAACTGCTGTACAGAATGAACAGCTTTCGTTTCTTTTAAATCAAACTGATCTTATGTCAAAAATAGGCATAAAAGAAATTAAAAACGAAGCAGGTGAAGTAATTTCTTATGAGTTCAAAGGTAACATAGATGAAATAGCTGAAAAATTAAATGCTGCTTGGAAAGCAAGTAGACCTATGGATATGGAAAGCTTGCAAGATACGCAACTTAAAAAACTTTTTGGTGAAAAAAATGTAGATAGAAAAGCTACTAACATAACTAAAGATACTGTGATGGCAGCTTTACGTTTAAGAAAACTTACAAACGATGTTTATGTAGACGCTACAAACATACAATCTCTTGACGGATCAGAAGTTTTTACTTTGTTTGAAAAACAACAAAAAATTCCATTCTATTTTCCTCGTTACTATAAGTTAGAAGCAATAAAAGAAAACAGAGAAAAATTTGAAGAGCTTATATTTAACAGCAGCCACTCTAAACTAAACGATGACTATATAACTATTAAAGTAAGAGATCCTGACGATCTTGATACAATAGAAACAAAAGTAGACATTAAAAGATTAAGAAGAGACGAAGCTTATTTTAAAACTTATTTTGACAGTATAGAAGGTAAACCTACTACATTTAAAGAAGTAATAGAATTACAAGCAAAAAAAGACGGTATAACTCTCTCACCTCAAGAAATAGAAACAAGAGCTAGAGCATTAAAATCGAAAAGATTAGTACAGGATATGATTGACAGAGAGTTTCCTGCTTTGCAATTTACAGACGAAGTAGATAACAAACCTCTTAGGATGCAAAGAACTCGTGTATTTTACGATGTAAAAGATCAAGACTTAATTGATGGTGGTTTCATAGAAAACAACATAGAACAAATATATGTTAATTACTTTGATGACATGGCAGGTGCAATAGAGCGTAAAAGATATTTAGGCACTACTTTAAATGAATTCCAAGACAGATATGTTCAAGATGTCAGAAATGATTTAATTGAATCAGGCATGGATAAAAAAGAAGCTAACGAAGTAATTAAAATGATGAACGATACTTACGAGTCTGTTACTGGTACTACACCTAGAAGAGAACCTTTACTAGGTGAAAAGTTTGTAGGAGTACAAAACTTTATAAAACTTACACAGCAACTGGCTCACCTTCCTTTAGCAACTATTTCAAGTTTAACTGAGCCTTTAATTATTTTAACTAAAATAGATCTTGAAGATACTCCAGAAGTTTTTAAAGCTTTTGGAACTGCTGCAGGAAAACAAATGAAGAAATCTTTTAGTAGATTTTTTACTAAGTTTAACGGTGCATTAAAGAAAGCAGGTATAAGTAATAGAACAGTAAAAGGCTTTAAAGATTTAACTGATGATGAGTGGGCAGAAGCTTACACATTCAGTATAGCTACTGAATACTCTGCACAGCAAAGACTTACATCTATGTATGCAGGAGCTGTTCAAGGTAGAATTACAGGAGCAATATCAGAAGCTTTCTTTAAAACTACACTTCTTGCTCCGTGGACACAAGCTGTACAGTTTGGTGCTTTTAAATCTGCTAAAGGTGTTATTAAAAGACTTACTAAAAAATTAGCAGACGGTAATTTATCAAAAGCTGAAAAAGAAAGAACAATAAAAAAACTTTGGCAAATAGGAATAGATCATAAGAAAGCGGTATCTAATTATAAAAAGTTTTCTGTGAACGGAATACTTGATGATGCTAAATATGAAAACAGCGCGTTCTATCAAAATGATGTTTTGTCCTCTTCTAATTTATTTGCGAGAGAAATAATTTTGAACCCTGCTGCGTCAGAAGCTAACAAGCCTTTGTGGTTTAATAGTCCTATAGGACAGTTAGTAATGCAGTTTGCTTCTTATCCTACTGTGTTTAACAACACTGTTCTTAAAAATATGATTAGAGAAGTAAGAAAAGATCCTATAAGAAACGCACCTAAACTTGTAGCTGCTACATCTTTAATGACAGGAGGAGCTATACTTACAAATGCCTTTAGAAGTGAAGGTAGAAGTTTAGAAGAATCAGACGGTAAAGTAGTTGCTGATGCTATTTCTAGGTGGGGAGGATTTGGTCCTCTTGATTATGGATTTAGATATGCAAAAGGTATTGAGTATGGTGGTCTAACAGCAGGCTCAACACTTAAAGCTCCGTTTGGTCCTTTAGTTGCAGATGTTGTAGATGCTGTACAGTTTAGGCATACTCCTTTGCAAATAGCTACACAAAACCTTCCGTTTTATTCTGCTCTTCCAAAAGATAAAAGAGATGCTTTAAAATCTTGGGCTAGAGGAACTAAAGCAGACAAACCTAAAAATCCTTTTCCTATTATAGACAACAGAAGATTTGCTAAAGGTGGTAGAGTTAATGTGCCTAACGCAGTTGAAGAACCAGAAGAAAGAAAGATGAGAGGATTACCTTTTTCATATTCTGACATGGCAGGTCCATCAGTACAAGATAACGAAGACAGGCTTGGTTTTGTTATGGGAGGTGTAGCAAAAAATATATATAGGTCTGCAATAAAAATATTAAATAAAGAATACGATGATAAAAAATGGGATGTAATTACAAGAAGAATTGCAGTTCAATCTAGAGCAACATATGACGACTGGTTTGAATCTTTGCCTGTTTCTAAACAAAAAGAAATATTAGAACAAGAAAAACTCAGTAAATACGACATTAATACTTCGGAATTTATAGGAGACGGAACTTTAGCAGGAGGAACTTATAAAGGAGAAGGATCTGTTGAGCCTTTAAAACATGTTAAAGAGTTTTATAAAGCACATCCTGAAATTTCAAAATTAGACGAGTTGCAGTTTCATTTAATGCGTCAAATGATGGATTGGCAAGAAAGACAATCGTTTGCTATGGGTGGAGAAGTAGACACTCCTGAAAATAACAACTATGCTTTTAGTGTGTTAACAAAGAATGATGACTACGGAAGATTTTTAGAAGATAGAGATCCTATACAAACATACGAAGATAGTGATATGCCAGAAGACACTAGCAAAGAATCTTACTTTGTAGGTCTTGAAGAAAACAACTATGATGAAATAAATAGAAGAGTAGAAGACTCTATAGGCTTAGATGTTTCTAAAGTTTCTGTAAACATTAAAGGTGCTAATAAAGTCGAAGGTAAAGTTAAAGTTATGAATACTTTAGAAGTAGATAAACCTACACCTGAAAACATATTAGAAAAGTTAAAGCAAGTAAAAACTATGCCTAAAGATGTTGACGTTATTAAAGACATGAAGTTTGAACTAGACGCTAGAGATTATGCGCTTTCTTCTGAAGGAGGAAGTGAAGCAGGATCTAACCTAATGCAAAAAAGTAAAAGCGTAGTAATTAAAGATGGTTTGTTTAATTTAGGATATGACTCTATATCTTACAACAACGGAAAGAATATTGTCTTGTTAAAAGCAAATCAGTTTATGCCCATTAAAATTGAAAAGAATACTATTCGTAAAAAAGTTTATGGTGGTGGTCTTATGCGAACTTTAAAAAGAAGATCGTATGATTCGGGAGGTGTGGTTGCTGCTGTGTTGAGTATCTTTGATAAAATTCCTTTGACTAAAAGATTTTTAGATATACAACATGAACGGATGAATATTAGAGAAACTGATAAAGAAACTTTTGCAAAAAACTTAGTTAGGTACGCTGACGAAATAGCTGATATAGAAACTAGAAATGATTCACAAAGAGTCTCTGATGCAAATGCTAAAGGGCTGCATCAGTTTAAAGCTGAGACTGTTGCTACAGTTGTTAACAACTTTATGAGTGGTAGGATGCCTGTAGGTGAACAAATACTAAAAGCAGTCCAAGCAGCAGGTAAAAAAGATCCTAGAAATTGGACCAGAGACGAAGCTAATCTAATGTTCTTAGGACATATGTTTTTAACATCAGAAGAAAAAACTTATAACAGATCTACAATGACAAGTGATCCTTTGTTAAGAATTATAGGAACTTCTAAAGATCAAGGAAAAGCATATCAACAAGCTGCTGAGTTTTTATATATGAAGTTTCATTGGAGAGGAGAAGAAAACTCTAAAGAGTATGGTAGAGCTTTAGAAAACTTTAGAAATAGATACAATCCTGAAATGTCTTTTAATTATAAAGGAAAAGAAGAAAGGTCTTTTGCTCAAGTTACCGATCCTAGTGTTATGTATAGAGCAGGTGTTCCTGCTATAGACGCAGACTGGTACAGGAGCAGTTCTAAAGTTATAGAAGATAAGGGTTTAATAGCTAGACTAAAAGATATTTATGAAAAAGCTACAAAAGAAGTAGATCCTATAAACAGAAGTCCTTTTACTAAAAATCCTATATACGAAAGTTTTTATGAAGAAGAGATAATAAAACCTAGAGATATAAACTTAGAGCCTTCTGTAGTTCAAGATCATTTATTAAGAGAACATCAAGAAGCTTACATAGCCGAAGAAACTAAAAAATTAAATGAAGTTGTCATGTATCCTTTCATGTATGACTCAGAGGATACTGATTACGAAGATTTAGAACTTCCTGAAATTAAAACTCCTGAAGTACCTAGTACTGATTTTGGTAGGTTTGAATTGCGTAAGCACAGTAGGACAAGTGACTATAGAGAACCTTATGCTATAGGTGGCTTAGCTTCAGCTTTAAGAAAAACAATTTCAAAAGGTAAACACAAAGCAGGCACTAGACTAAGAAGAGATTACTTAAATAAAAATTATTTAAAAGATTTAAAACCTACTAAAAAAGCTGCTAAAGATTCTCAATTTAATTTAAGCGCAGAAAATGTTTTTGATTTATTACAAGATGGTAGAGTAAATATAAAACAAGCACAACTTTTATTACAAGATGCAGGTTTTAAAAAACAAACAATTAAAAAAATTCTAAGACCGTTTAAAGAAGTGGGTTTAGAACTAGGAGATGATTTTGTAACATATAGAGAACCTTATGTTGTAGGAGGTTTGGTAAAATTGTTTCATGGTTCTGGGAGAAAATTTAAAAAGTTTAGTTCAAAATTTTCAGAAGAAGGTGCGTTAGGTAAAGGTTTGTATTTTACAGAAGATAAAAAAATTGCAAAAAATTATACTTCAATGAGTGATAGAGACATAAGAAGAATGTACTCTTCTAAAGATTTTGATAAAATAAAAAAAAGAAAAGCAGAAGATAAGTCTCCAACTCTATATGAAGTAGTAGCCGATATTAAACCAGAAGAAACTATTTTAACTGGTAAGCCTTTATCTGAACAAAACAAAGTAATACGAGAAAAAATAGCGTTTTTATCTACACAATTAACTAAAAAACAAAGAGATAATATTAATTGGGATAGAGGTTTTTGGTGGAAAGATTTAGCAAAAGAGTTAAATTCTTCAACAGATAAAATATTTCCTCAAATAGGAATAAATGTAATTCGTAAAGATGTTAGTAAATCATTGTTAAAAGGAAGGACTTTGGGAGGTGATGTAGAATATAATATTATGAATCCTGAAATTGTTTCTATTACTAAAACTACTGAAGGTGGAGAAGTTAGGCAACCTTATGTTGTAGGAGGTTTGGTAAGTAGAGCAGCTAATAAAATTTCTAAATTCATGTTAGATTTTGCTAGTAAAGATCCTTCAAAACAATCTTTAAGAAAACAAGCTACTACTTTAGAAGACTACATAGCTGAAGATTTTTCTTTTACTCCAAGAGAGGAAGGTCTTAATGTTAAAAAGAAAAAGAAAAAAACAAAAAGAAACATGAGTGTAATCCCTGATTCATTAAAAAAATATGTTTCAGAACTAGAAGAAGCTAAAGCTGACACTAGATACTTAAAAGACATTGTAAAAGTAAAACAAAATAAATTACAGAACATGAAGTTTGATTATAAATTAGACGATAACCAGTATTTAGAAGCTTTAAAGGCATTAGCTTTAATTAAAAATCAACAGCTTGTAAGAACAATAACTTTAATGAAACCTTTTATTTCTAAAAAAGTAAGAAAAAAACTAGGTCTTAGAGAAGTAGAAGATGCGCTCATGCCTGACGCAACAGAACATGATCTTATAACTTTATTAGATGACTATAACCCTGATGTAAACATAGGTAAGGAAAAATTAAAAGACGATTTAATAAATAGTTTGATGGAAGCAAAACAAGCACCTTATAAAGCAATGATAGAAAATATTAAAAAAATACACGCTAAAGGAATAGCTAACGTAAGCCAAGCAGAAGAAGAAAGGCTGTTGACTCATATAGATGCTTTCTTGTCAACTAGAGATAGTCAAGGCGCAGAAGGTTTTATTCCTAATAGATTTACTGATGACAACTCTATAAATCAAGCAATGGATCTTTTTGATTATCAAAGTCAAGAAGCCGTAGTTCCATTCGATAGATTTGATTTATCCACTCCAGAAGTTCCTAATGAATTAGAACGTAAAAGAATGAGAGCAGACCTAATAAAAGAAATTGAAAAACTACCAACAAAACCACTTAGTGATAGAGAGCTGCGTGATTTAGGTTTTAAACTTGATGAAGAGGACTTTATGGATTCCACAGATCCAGATTTTTTACCTAGTCTTTTTGGTGAAGATATAGATCCAAATGTTCCAGAAAATGTAACACCTTTAAGACCTAATTTAACTTTTAATAAAAAAACAGGTAAATTTGAAATTGTACCACCTGACTTGGAGAGGTAAATGAACAAAGAAAAACTAATTGAAGAACTTAAACGTGACGAAGGTGTAGAACTACGACCTTACAAATGCTCGGCAGGGTTTTTAACTCTGGGTGTGGGTAGAAACATAGAGGAGCGTGGTATTACTATGGACGAGTCTGATTATCTTCTTGCTAATGACATAGCAATATGTGAAGAAGAAGCTGCTAGAGTTTTTAAATGGTTTGCAGATCTAACTGATGCTAGGCAGAGAGCTATTATCAATATGATATTTAATTTAGGTTTGACAAAACTTTTAAACTTTAAAAACTTCCTAGCTGCTATGGAAGCAGGAGACTATGAAACTGCAGGTAAAGAAATGCTTGATAGTCGTTGGGCTACACAAGTAGGCAATAGAGCAGACAGATTGGAGCAGATGATTGTTAACGGATGATATATTGATTATGTATCTTGAAGATGATCTCGACAGAGCTTATCGAATAGATTGTAAAATGCGAACTAAACAAGACTTAGCTTGGATTAAACGAGAAGAGTTTAGAAAAGTATATGAAGAAATGTTGAGTGCGCATTTAAAGGGTATGCCAGAGATGCCATTAGAATTAGCTATGCAATCAGTAGAAAATATTCTAAGCAACGAAAGCATTAGATTTAACAAAGAGGAAAAAAATGAAACTTAACTTACTTAAAAACGTGAAAAACATTATAGGCGCAGTAGCTCCTACTATAGGAACAGCTCTTGGTGGACCAATGGGTTCGATGGCTGCAAACATGGTAGCTGAAGCTCTTGGTTGTGAGCCAGAGCCAAAGAAGATTGAACAAGCTGTACAAGCTGCTACTCCTGAACAACTTGCAGAACTTAAAAAGATTGACAAAGACTTTGAAGTTAGAATGAAAGAACTTGATGTTGATCTGTATGCACTAGAGACACAAGACATTCAAGACGCTAGAGGAAAGTTCTCTAAGGATTGGACATCTCGTATCATGGGTATGTCTGTTGTTGGTGGCTTTATGGGCTACATATTCTTAGTAACACTACAACCACCAGAGCAGAACTCAGAAGCATTAATTAACTTGGTACTTGGTTATCTTGGTGGATTGGCAAGTGCTGTAATCAGCTTCTACTTTGGAGCAAGTAATTCAAAAGGAAAAGAAGATGAGTAATGTAGATCACACACCACAATATAAAGGTTTAGAAGCTGTATATAAAGGTGAGATAGCTAAAGCTGAAGCAAACTTATCTGTATACTTTAAAAATAGTGTAGGTGTTGGAGAACATCCTGACATTATCGAAGCTATGGATGAACAGTTGGATAAGCTTGCACAAGCTAAAGATAAATTAGAAGCATTAAAGGATTTAGATTTATGAGAAAAGGTGGATTTAGAAACCAAGCTAAAAGACAACAAGTAAGAAACAAAGAAAAATTTAACTTTCGGAAACAACAAATCAAACTAAAAGAACAAATGGATTATTATCATGGCAGTAAAAAAGAAAAGAAAATCAACAGTAAATAAGGCAGGTAATTACACTAAACCTACTATGCGTAAGAATCTTTTTAATAGAATTAAAGCAGGTAGTAAAGGTGGAAAAGCAGGTCAATGGAGTGCCAGAAAAGCGCAGATGCTGGCTAAACAATACAAAGCAAAAGGTGGAGGATACAAATAATGCCTTACGGAAAAGGAACTTATGGTTCAAAGGTCGGTAGACCTAAAAAGAAAAAGATGATGGGTGGTGGCATGGCTAAGAAAAAGCGCATGGCATATAAAAAAGGTAAAGCTGTTAAAAAAAAAGAGTTAACAAAGCGTCAAAAAGATACTCTTAAAAAACACTCAGTACATCATACATCTAAACATATGACTATGATGCGTAAACTTATGCGTGAAGGTAGTACATTTACTGCTGCACATAAGAAAGCTATGAAAGAGGTAGGTAAATAATGGCACTCAAAAAGTCTCAAAAGTCTTTGAAGAAGTGGACAAAGCAAAAGTGGAGAACACCAAGCGGTAAGAAGTCTTCTGAAACTGGTGAAGTCTATGCTCCGTCTGCAAAAATTAAAAGACTTAAATCTACTCCTGCAGGTAGAAGAAAACTAGCAGCAGCTAATAAAAAGAAAAGAGCTGCAACTGCTGCAGGTAAGCAACACGCTAGACATGGGCTTCATAAGAAAAAAACTAAGAAAAGGAAAAAGAAATAATGGCTAAAAAAAGAGATCCAAGACTTGCTAGAGCAGGAGTATCTGGTTATAACAAACCTAAGAGAACTCCTAACCATCCTAAGAAGTCTCATATTGTTGTGGCTAAAGAAGGAGATAGAATAAAAACTATACGCTTTGGTCAGAAAGGAGCTAAGACTGCAGGTAAACCTAAAGCAGGTGAGTCAGCTCGTATGAAAGCAAAACGAAAATCATTCAAAGCTAGACACGCTAAGAATATTAAACGAGGTAAGATGTCTGCAGCTTATTGGGCTGACAAAGTTAAATGGTAAAGTAAATGCAAGAAGCTATTGACTTCATAAATCAAGTAGGATTCCCGATTGCTAGTGCGCTAGGATTGGGTTTCTTCATTTGGAAGCTTATAAATAAAATCATTGATGGCATGGAGCAGAAGATAGATGTTGTTGATGAGAAGGTAGACGCTAGTTTAAATGCTATGGAAGAAAGGCTTAGTACTAAACTAGATTCTCAATATGGGATCATAGTAGCTTTAATAGATAGAGTAAGATCTCTTGATAATCAAACAATACGACAGGATGTACTTCTTAAAACTTTATTAGGTATTCCTAACTTAATAGAAATAGACAAGGTGAGTAAAGCAGACCGTGAAGATCAAAGAAAAGATTAAACTTTTAAATTTAGATATAGTAGCTACGTTTTGTATCTATCTTATTATATTTTTATTTATTCTATCTGCTAAGTTATATGCAGATGAATTGCTTTACAAGTTTAAAAGTCCTAGTTTCTCAGGTGTAAACACATCAAGCCATTATCTTACTATCGAGAACCAAGAAGCTACAAGAAGACAAGCAATCAAAGATGAAATACAAGCATACAAAGATGAACTAGCCAGAGACGCATCCAACACTACACTTGCTAGATTTATTCGTAACTTAGAAAGCAGAGTCTATGCACAACTAAGTAGACAAATGGTTGAACAGTTGTTTGGAGAGACACAGAGTAAAGAGGGTAAATTAACATTAGAAGGGAATACCATTGAATACATTGTTGAAGAAGAAACTATCACGCTTACGATTACAGACGAAGAGGGCAGCGTTACTCATATTTCTCTTCCTATCGGTAGCTTTACTTTCTAGCTGTGCATCTAAAGATTTACTAAACGGAAGTGGTGTTCCTAACATAGTTATTAAAAGTTCTTCTATTCTTTCATTACAATCCGAAGAACTAAAAAATATAAAACCTGCACAAAGAAAACCAGTAATCGCTATATATCCAAATAGTTTTAAAGATCACACAGGACAAAGAAAAAGCAATGGACAGTTTGCATTGTTTAGTACTGCTATTACACAAGCACCAGAAGCTTTTCTTATAAGAGCTTTGAAACATGCAGCAGATGGAAAGTTTTTTCAAGTAGCAGAGCGTGTTGGTTTAGATTCTCTTACTAAAGAAAGACAGCTAATTAGAAGTACTAGAGAGACCTTTGAAGAAGACAATACTGTTAGACCTTTATTACTAGCAGGACTGTTGATTCAAGGAGGGGTGTTGTCGTATGACACCAATATAAAATCGGGAGGTGCAGGAGCAAGAGCATTAGGTATTGGAAACTCTAAAGAATATAGAGAAGATTTAATTACTATATCGTTGCGTTTAGTTTCTGTGTCAACAGGTGAGGTACTAATAGAAGTGTTGGTATCTAAAACAATTACTTCAGCAGGTATATCGCAAGATATATTTAGGTTTGTAGATAACAATACAAGGCTTATTGAAGTAGAAGGGGGATCTGTAGAGAACGAAAGTACCTCTATAGCGTTACAACAGGCAATAGAAGAAGGTGTATTAGAAATAATTAAAACAGGAATAATTAGGGGGTATTGGGAATATGAATAAACTATTAACATTCTTTGTAATTATATTTACAATGAGTGAACTTTATGCGCAAGACAATGAGATCTATGTATCTCAGGTTGGTGCAACAGCTAATATAGACTTAGAACAAATGGGAAGTTCTAACATGATTGGAGGACTTAACTCTACTGCAGGTTCAATGACGGATCTTGATCTTGATGGTGCTACAATGACGCTTGATGTGAATCAGATTGGAGACAGTAACAAGTTTCTTGGTGACATATTAGCAGATAGTTTTACAGGCTTCTTTGAGTTTGATGGAGACTCTAATGATATGACTATTCAAGTAGATCCTACGAATACCTATGGTGCAGACAGTTCAAATTTAAATGTGGATGTAACAGGAAGTTCCAACGATTTCACTATTGATCTCGCTACAGCAGCAATAGCAAGTAACACAGATATGGATTGGATTGTTATGGGAGACAGTAATACTATTAATGCTGACATTGACATAGACCAATCAACAAACTATATGGATATAGATGGTGACAGTAATACTATAAACTATGATGGTGATGGAGCAACCGCTTCAGCAGGAGGATATTTTTATCTTGAACACGATGGAAACACACGCTCTTTTGATATTGAACAACAGTCTCAACTGGATTCGGATTGGCTTAAAGTCACTTCTTCTGGTAATAATGGCTCTGTATGTATACAGCAAAATGACGCAGGTACTAGCACAAGCTGTTGATATAGGAAGTATCACAGAACTAAACGGAATCACTAGAGTCGTAAGAGATAAGCCATACGAAAGTGCTATAGACTTTTCTCTTAATTCTATGGACAGACTAGAGACTGCTAAAGGCAGGATGGGTGTTACGTTTAGAGATGATACTACTATAAGACTTACTGAACACAGTAATGTTATTATTGATGAGTTTGTGTTCGATCCTAATCCTAGTAAATCAAGTCTTGCTTTAAATTTTGTAAAAGGAACAGGTCGTTTCATATCCAGTAAGAAGCCACGCATACCTAAAGATAACATTACAATCAGGACACATGCAGCAACGATTGGAATAAGAGGTACAGACTTCACAATAACTGTAAAAGAAACTGGTGAAGCT